CAGCCGGGTCGGTCTTGGTGGCATCGTCGAGATCCTCGCGGCGGGCGTTGGAGCGGCGGCGGTTGGCGGTGAGGTCGCGCTCGGCCTGGACGACGACGGGCGCTTGGGCGGCCAGCGCCTCGGCGAACCGCGCCCCGGCTTCGGCGGTGGCGGCCTCCCAGGAGGCCCTCTCGGCCGCCCTGCCGCGTTCGTAGGCCAGACGGTACCCTAGCCACCCCCCGGCCACCAGAGCCGCCAAAAAGCAGCCCCAGAGCCACAGGCGGGGCTTGAGCGTCAGCGGGAGGATGGGGAGCATCGGCCGCGATCGTCGTCGGGCTTGAAGTCGGCCCGGTTGCAGGCCGGCTTGTCGGTCATCCAACCGTGGTGCACGGCATGGGCGCACCAGACCCGATCCTGCGTCCGGGTGATGTCAGCGGCGTGCCAGCAGAGACGGCAGGGCAGGGTCTGCTCGGTCATACCGCCTCGCCGCGGAACCATGCCGCGCCGTCATCGACCACGACGAGCTCGGGCGGCAGCAGCCGACCGTCGCGGAAGGTCAGCACCGCGAAGCCCGACGCCCAGTTGAGCGGCCCGGCCTCGACATAGGTGAACTGCGGGCCGCCGACATCGGCCATCGTGCCGGTGTCCACGCCGTAGCGGCGGCCGCGGTAGTCGGCCCACGGGGTCACCTTCAACTGGTGGAGATGGCCGTGGACGTAGCTCACGCCAGCCTTGAGCGTGGAGTTGTAGGCAGCATGGACGCCGCCGTTTACCGGGCGGTGCCGGATGCAGACCCAGCCGTCCGTGCGGGCGTTGAGGTGCAGCGCCCAGCCGGCGCGCCACTTCGGCAGGTAATCGAGCAGCGTCGAGCCCGGCATCCCCTCGACCTCGGAAACGCGGCCGGAGAGGTAGTTCTCGAAGCGTGCGTCGTGGTTGCCGATGGTCCGTATGAGCTTGGCCTTGCCCGCCGCGCGCTCGATCTCGGCGCAGCGGTCCTGCACGGTGTGGATCTCGTCCTTTAGCTGCGGCTGCTGTTCCCACATGATCCGCGGATGCCGCGAGATGCGAGCGCCGTCGAGGATGTCGCCGTTCAGCACGACCATCGCGGGCTTGAGGGACTTGGCGAGGCGGCAGAATGCCTGGTGGGCCTCGGTCACGATGCCGGGCCAGTAGTGGCAGTCGGAGGCCACTAGCACCACGCCATCCTTGAGCGTGTCGTGCATCTCGCCCTCGTACTTCTCGGCGCGCTTGGCGGCGAGGGCGTTGGCAATCTTCCCGGCTTCGCTTTTTGCCCCGCCGCTGATGATCGGGTTGATGGCCTCAAGCGCGAGCCCGTAGCGGGTCTCAAGCACCCGTCGGCGGCTGTAGGTGTTCCTGACGGTGATGCCGAGCGCCTTGGCGACGAGGGTGGCCTTTTTGAGTCTCTGCCAGGCGGTGATGAACTCCTGATCTGACGCAGTGAGCGGCATGGTGCCTCAGCGGTTTGAGAACGATGCGAGCGCCTGCTGGAGCAGGCTGCCGAAGTTGTCGACGAAGACCTCGTCGGCGTAAAGCTTGTGATCCATCGCGCCTAGCACGGCGTGGACGAACTCGTGGCAGAAAGTCTGCTGGATGGCGGTGTCGGGTTGGTCGCTGCGAACGTCTATGCGGTGCAGCTTCGGGTCGTATAGCCCGAGCGCGTCTTTCGCATGAGGCCAGCGCGATAGCGGCAGGATGCGCACGGTGATGGTATGCCCGTGCAGGTGGAACCGACGAGGCACCCCGAGCCGACGGTGACGGTCACCGTCAGATGCCCGCGATCTGTTCTGCACTCATTGTCATCTCCTAGGCTTCATGGATCGAGGGCGGCGCACCGTTGGAAGCCAACAGCGGGAGCGTCGTGGTGGCCGGTGGGGCCGTGTTTGAGGGCCAACGGTAGCCCAGAACCCGGGCGGGGTCAAAAGGGGCCACATTGACGGAGTTGCCTTGGTTCCCGCCGAGCACCATCAGCCGCCCGCGTTCGTCGCGGCCGACGAGGAAGCCGACATGGCCCGCGCCGGGCCGCTTTGGGCCGCCGTTGAAGACGACGACGCAGCCCGGGACAGGGCTGCAGGGCACCCCCCAGTCGAGCCACGCCCGCGCGCGGTACCAGTGCTTCGGCAGGCTGTGCCCACCCTGGCGGAACATGGCCGCGACGAAGACCCCGCACCAAGGCGTCTCGTCATCGCCCCACCACGCCCGCAGCTCGCGGAGCCACCGGGCAAGGGTCGGGGCGGTCTTGACGCCGGGGATCTCGCGCAGGCCGATGTAGTGGCGTGCGCTCTGCACCCAGTACGGCTCGATCACGGGAAGAACACCAGCTTGGTGAGGATGCCCGCCATGCCGGCGATGAGCCCGAAGCCGACCCGGCTGACGACGGTGCTGAACCGATCCAGATCCTCGCGGATGCCGCGGTACCGCTCGGCGCAGACGGCCTCGTGCGATGCGAACTTGATCTCGAGCTCGCGCAAGCGGCGGTCGTGGGTTTCGCTGGGGGATCTCATATCGGTCATGGCGGGGCGCCCTCTGCCGGGTTTTCAAGGGTGATGGAGACGTCGGCGGTCGCCGTCAGCGCCGTCGGCGTCGTGGAATCGGTAACCGTGCAGCGGTAGGTCGCGGCGGCAAATTCGCCTTCGCTGAGTCCGCTGGTCGAAAAGGTCGTGGTCGCGGCTGTCGGGCTCGTCACGGTGAGGGTGTCGCCGCCCTGCTTCGTCCACGCGTAGCTATAGGGTGCCGTTCCGCCAGAGGGAGTGACGGTGGTGCTGTTGCTCGTGATGGTGCCGCTGTCGCCGGTTTTGTAGAGGGTCGCCGGAGATGCGCTTGCCAGCATCGACTCTCGGCGAATCGAAACCGCCACATCGATGGTCTTGACGGCAGGCGTGCCAGCCGAATCGGTCACGGTGCATCGGAAGGTCGCGTCGTAGGTAGTTCCCGACACGAGCGTTGAGCCGGTGAAGGTCGAAGCCGCAGCCGCCGGGGAGTTGGCCGAAATGAGCGTCGATCCCGAAATGCGCGTCCAGGCATAGGTATATGGCGCAGTGCCGCCGGTAGCCGTGACGGTAGCGGTGGCGGTCGTAATCGAGGCGGCCGTATCGGTTTTCTGCAGCGAGGACGGCGACACGGACACGGTGAGGCTGCCCGGGATGCTGTCGGCCGCTGCGCCGATGCCGACGCTCGGAGGTTCGGTGGTGGAACGGATACCGGCCGGCGTCACGACCGAGACCCAGTAATAGCGGGTCGTGAGGTCGTTCTTGCCGATGACCGTCGAGGTCGAGTTGCCGCGCCAGATGCGGGTCGCGCTCGAGAACGGGGTGGAGCTGGTGTGCTCGTGCAGCTCGTAGACCTGATCGGGCGCGAACTGCGGCGAGGGCCCCCAGGTGAAGACGATGGCCGACTGGATGCCCTTTGCGGTAAGCGCGGTCGGCGGCTGCGGAGTGTAGTCGGCCGGGGTCGGGGTGCTGATGTTGCCGGGGTCGGTGTAGTCGCTCAAAAGCGGGTCGTTCCAGTCGGCGGAGGTTTCCTCGCGGATGGACAATTCGACGAAGCCGCTGGGATCGAACGACCAGCCTTCGCAGCGCACGGTCTTGGACGCCCAGCCGAGCTCGGGGATGGTGACGGTGCCGGTCTCAAAGGGGCGGATGCCGTAGGCCGACATATTGCAGCGCAGCGTCGCTGCCTGCACGAGCCGCGAGCGGCGGTTGAGCAGGATGGCGTGGCGCTGCGCCTCATACTCGTTGGTCGTTGCCGCAAAGTTGGTGTCGAGCCACGCCTGCTCGCCGTCCGAGGCGACGTAAGACTGATTCACGACGCCTTGAAATTCGACCTTTTGCCAGTTGCGCGCCGGGTTCACGAAGCTGCCGCGGACGCTGTTGTATCGCTGGTTATAGGGCAAGGCGGTCGTAAGCTTCACCCCGCCGTCGACCAGATCGTCGACGCCGATGGTAAATGACGGGGTCCGCCAAGCGCCGGCGTACATCCGCCAGAGGCCGCCGCTGTAGTAGCAGACGCCAGCCATAGCCTGAGCCAGCGCCTCGATGTTGTCCTCGAAGCGATCGGTGGCGTCGAGCACGACGTTGCAGGTGTATCGCTTCTGAGTGGCGGGGCCGGGGATGTTCACCAGTTCGTCGCAGATGTCCGCTGCCTCAGCAACCAGCGCCCAGTCGATGCGGTCCGTGTCTTCGCCCAGCCCAAGGCGCGTGCTGATGAGGTAATCGGCAAGGCAGAGCGCGGGATTGGTGCTGTAGGCGTAGGTCGCGGGGGTGTCCACGCGATGCGTGCCAGATCCGCCCGGGCGCGTTGAATCCAAGCGCGGGTCGTATACCTTCTTTCCCTGCACCAAGATGGTCAGCTCAGGGCGGCCGGTGCGGTAGACCTCCTCGTCGTATTGGAAGGTCATGGCGACGTAGGCGACGCCCTGGCCGCGATGGTTGACCGTCCAGCGCGACGGGAATGCCGTCGTCAGCTTGAAGTCGACGGTCTGCGCGTCGGTTCCCGCATAACGACGCACCCATGCCTTGTTGGCATAGCGCGCGGTGGTGATCTTGCCATCGTCCGCAGTGCCGGTAACGGCCGTGATGGTGCCGACAGATTCGCGGTTGAAGTAGACCGTGCCCAGCTGCTGACACTCGTGCCCTGCCACCACGGCGACCTGATGGAGGAAGTCGTTGGTGTTGCCCGACGTCAAGGGCGGGATGGCGTTCATTCCCGACACCAGCATCTCGCCATAGACGATGCGGCGCGGCTCAAGCGTGCCGGAATACTCCACATCTTGCGGCTGGCGGCTGATTTTTGGTTTGCCGATGAGCATCATCGCCGCTTTGGCAAGCGCGATATTGATCAGCGCCTTGATGGCGAATTTCTTGACCGCCGCCCAGAATGCAGCTTTGGCGGCAGCGGCAGCGGCGGCCTTGGCGGAGACGGCGACGACGAGCGGAAGGGCTTGGGGCATCTTAGACGCTCCAGAATGCGGCGACGTTCGCGCGCGGGTAGCGCGTGAGGCCGGTGGCGGACATCACAAGCGCGCCGTCACCGACCCAGATCCCGGCGGCGAGGCCGTGCGGGGTCTCGATGGCCACGATGTCGCCGCGCGCGGGGCGGCCGTGTTGGGCTAGGCCCCAGAAAACGGAGACGGCAGGGATGAGGCCGCCAACCTGCTCGAGGTGCGCGGCGGCGCTGCCGTCCCCGCACGAAAGACCGTCGACCTCGGCGGCCGTGCTGCGCCCGGTCATGGCATCGGCGACGCGAAAGGCGAAATGGCAGCAGTTGTCCGTCTGCCAGTCGAAGGCGACGCTCTGGTGCGCATCAAGGGTGCGCCACATCCGCTCGTGCCAGTCGTGCAGTCTCATACCTTGCTCGTGATGGTTGAGCCGCCCGGCCGGGTAAAGCCTCCGCCGAAGCCGACATCTCGCTGGCCCCACTTGCCGACGAAGCCCTCGATGGTGTGCGTGAGGTTGAAGAAGTCGTCGAACGGAAAGACCTGTTTCTGATCGGCGTCGGTGTAGCGGGCGACGCGCGGCTCGCGGCGCAGCCGGTGCTCGCAGGTCATGGACACCGTCGCCTCGCCTTTGCTGAGGGTAACCGACTGCTGATTGATGCGTCCCTCCCAAATGACCTCGGGGGTGGCCACGAGCTTACCGCTTACGGCATTGAAAAAGCCGATGTACACCGTGACGGTGCGGTTCTGGTAGGGCTGAGACAGCGCCGGCGTCAGGAGCGACGCATCCGCGCCGGACAGCGTAAGGGTGATCTGGCGGGCGATGACCTCGACGTTTTCTTCCACCGAGTCGATGGTGCCGAGCTCGCCGACGCCGAGAAAAGGCAGGATGTCCGATTCGGTGGTAAGGAGGTCGTTGTCCTCGGCGAGCAGGTTGTCGCCGTCTTCCTGCAGCAGGTACTCAACAAAGCGGATTTCGCCGACGCCGTCATGTACGCGAATTGGGCCGGAGTCGTAATTGATCTCGACCATCACGACCATTGTGATGGAGTCCTTGTCCACCTCGGCGGCGTTCAAGGCCTCGACGATGCGGCTCACGACCCGAGATCCTCGACCAGGG